GGCATTTCAACGCCGGTGTTTTCAGATATCTTTGGCATAATTGCTCCTTACATTATTATTTATATGATGTCAAAAAAATGACACTGACAATAATATGTCTCATATATTTGTCAAGTTTTTGACACTAATCGGTGTTGTACTTATACTCTTGCATATCTGAGTCTATATCAGCACACTTATCAGATTCATTCATGTCATGTACATATAGTTGTATAATTCCATAATGTAATACTTTAAGTAAATCTTTACGAGCATCATCACTCGTACCTTTTTTACCATATCTTTGAGCGTACTTCATAATATTACCGATACAAAAACCTGTACCATGACCACCATCAATTATAAATTCAGTAGCTTGAAAATGTTGTCTTGAATAATGACCAGTATATGTTGAGTCAATTACTCTCTGCAATTCTTCAACATAGTTGTTTTCATTAAATTTATATTCACCTTTTGGTTCTTTTGTTTTATTCATGCTCACCTTCATCATCTCTTACAATTACTTTAATTGAAAATGGATTTGGATCTTCCTCATCGCACCAATCGCATGGTACACCTTTTGGAAATCCCATTATATCTCTTTGAACACAACAATAGTGCTCCCAAAATTCTATATTATCCATAGTGTTTCCTTGTTAATATTATTGATCCTTTATGTTCCTTCGAGTTAAATGCTAATTGATCTATCAATCCTCTTGTAATTGATGGATAACTATGTATTGTGATTCCAACTGTGATTCTTTCTTCTTCAGTAGGAGGTACCATATGCATTAACTCACATGGAAATATCTGAATGCAACCTATTTTATTCTCTACTACTTTTGCTTTTTCACCAAACTGTTTAAATGTTATACCAGGTTTTGTTGGTCCATCGATAAAGATGTTAGCGCTAAAGCTTCTACCCATAGTACCTTGATGATTGTGCCAACCGATACCTTGACCCTTATGGTATAAATTAACCCATGACTGACAAACAATTGGCCATTCTAGGTATCGGTTGGTCTTACGTAAACAATTTACAAGTCGTTCTGCATACTGTGGATTATCAGCAAAGAAGTTATAACGAAAGTAGTTAACAGTTGTAACTACATCACCTAACGATTCATGACCTGTATCTTTACTATGTCCATCATCTATTAGTTTCTTCTCTATATCATGACAATACTTTTTAACATCATTACATTCTTCTTCAGAAAAAAACGAAAACTCCATTACGTTAGAGTTGACCGGCATTATATTTTCTGGATCGTTATTCATTTTTTTCCCATCTATAAAATATATGATTACCTACGACAAGAGTTTTTGTTTTAGTTTTTCTCCATGAAGGATATACATAGTCAGCATGGTAGTGTGTTGCACCATAAGTTATATCGTCTTTGTACTGACCGAAGAATATTGTTCTTGCAATGCTTAATGCAATGTCATAAACTTCTCTATCATATGTAGGTATATCATCACCTTTGCCATCACAGTACCAACTAAATTGACATCTGTTTTTTACTGGAAAGTACTTAGTTTTATCTTTCCATGATGGTCTAGTAGGACCTTGTTGTATGACTTCACAATAAGTATTAGGATAACGATCATCACTGACACGGTTATCAACAACAAAAGCCACTGCAAACATACCTTTTACTGGTTGATTACGTGCTTCCCAATATATATTATCTGCTAAACAAACGATCTGCTGGTGTGCAGTACCTTCATACGGTGATGATAAAGCATAAGATTGAGGACTACAGAATGATAGTCCTATGAATCCTATAGTACCTGCAATAAATGCTTTCATTGCATTGATGTTATTAAGCATACCACTGCATCTCAACTTCATCAGCAACCTGAAATTTATCCAACCAGTTGAATTCTCGGTTTCTCATGATTTCGACATGTTCTTTGGCCTGAGTCAATGAGTCGGCTTTCTCAATGATATGCTCAGCGTTACTGTAAAATTCTTCCATTGAATCCATAACTAAACTTTTAACTTTTGCCATAATATCTAACTCCCTTTTAATTATTATAGATCTATTATACTACATTTTTCAGCAAATGTAAAGGAAAAAATGCACTTTATGCACATTTTTTTATAGCCTTCTCAACTGCTTCTAATGCTTCATCAAGATTTCTGATTGTTTTAGGATCGTGTGAATCCATGTCATTCCATACGATATCACCGAGATCTGTCAGTGATTCTTTGATCTTTTTTAATTCTTCGATATTAAACATTTTAACTCCTAATTTTTTATTTTAATAGATATATTATACCACAAAAATCAGGGAATGTAAAGGAAAAAATGCACTTAAATGAAAAAAAGTTATGCTGGTGGTTTAGCCATCTTATCGTATGTTACTATCTTAACATTGTCACTAACATTAACTTTAATCGCATTGTGCTTATGGTATAAAACAAATTTTGTCTTTGGAAACTCCTTGAACATATTTTCCCATACTGGCCGCCAGTTGTTTGCAAGCCTGTTATTATTAACATCACCTCTATCTGAATTTAAAAACAGATCGGTGTAACTTCTAAGATTAAAATCAAACAAAGAATCGAATCCGTACATGTGAACTTCTTCGGCTTTTACTTTGTTTGCTGCATAGTGAACTGCCATATGACCGCAGTTAAAGTCTGTGTAGTTTGCTACATACTTAGGTAGTTCTGTGTAGAATTCTTTGATGTATGGAGACATCTTAATATGAAATGATGGATTGTTTCCCATATATATCTTTGGTCTCATTCCAACTATCCATTCACTAGTAAAACTTACTGATCCTTCATGAATAGCTTTCATCATCTTAAAATCAACCATGATAGTAGCGTAAACATTAGGTATAGTAAATGGCGGAACATTGCATGTTATTTTCATGCCATGCCTTTGTTCATTCCAGTAATATCCAGCGTGATCACCATTACCGATTATGTGTACTATTCTTTTCATATCAATCCCTTAATAACATTTTTACCTTTATGACCCGTCCAATGCATTATGCGTATAGGTCCAGTATAAGTTTTATCAACTTCTGTTTGTATTCTTAATACATTATACTCATTAGGCAAATCGTGTATTGCACTAATCTTTGTTATTGGCGTCAACATAGAATGAAGTACTTCTTGATCTCCTTGCTGACCGCCGTTGTTTCTAATTTCAAAAGCCCATTGATTTAATATCATAGGTTTATCTATGATACCGACAACACCTGAGTTGTGCCATTTTACACCTGCGCGCATTGACCATGGTTCATCTTCTACCATATTAAGTATATTTGGTTGAAGTAAATCAAATATGCCGTCTATATTCATACGTATTTCGCAATCAGTATCAATCCAGACTGTTTTATATGCCGGACACTTTATCATTGACAGTGGTTTTTTAAACCAGCCTTTTTCTTCTACAGTTGTCATATCCATAATGGCATGACAGTTGGCTCTCATAATATCAAGACACGCATCCGTTACTCCAAAGTTGGCAAATATCAGAGGTTTAGTTGAGTTCTTTTTATAATTCTTTAAAAACCATGTAAGCATCCACTCCTGTGAACTATCACAACCAGTTAAAAAAGCCTCATCATATGATGTCGTATGTTTCGCCATAATTGTGCTTTGCATAGCAACCTTCTTTTTTCTGTATTGTAGTAAAACTATCTCTTGCTTCTACTGGCCAAGGATAGTATTCACCTAATGTAAATTTACTCGTATGTATATACACGTCTGTAGGACCTGCAGTAAATTGAGCTTCGTTAATTAGTGCAGCCGCACCTTTCGGTGTAATTCGATATGCATGTGCTCCTGGAAAGTATGGTTTAGATACTAATGCACCGTAACCTAAAAATGATGGTGTATTGAATTTACCGTAAGATGGTTTACCAATACTCAATATGTCGAACATAGGTAACTCTGGTATGTCATTTATTACTACAGCATCATGTTCAAATATGACTATAGGTTCACCTAAGTCAATACACTTTTCCCATAAGCTATGATGACTTAAGAATCCTGCAATGCAGTTCTCTGGTCTACTGTACTTCTCTATAAATCCAGCTTTATCGTATCCATGTTTTTCAAGTTCTTCATATACATTACAATTTTGTGGAGAGAATGCAGGATGTTTTTCTATCTTATTGCCGAAGACTAATCCACTTTGTATACATCTATCAGCAACCTGTACTGATCTTTCATTATCCATTATTGTTATTACGTACATCTTCATAATGTTGTTGTTGACCTCAATCCTTGAACTCTTGTATAAAAGTTACGTGTTACTCCAAGTGACTCAATGAGTTGATAACACATTAATGCATCATTAGGCCACATACCGTGTTCTTGTGCTAAGTCTATCATCTTGATTGCACCTGCAGGTTTGATGACATATGCCGAATTGCCTGCTAATCCTTGTGGTATATTAAACTCATCTATACGTGGAACCGGTTGAAAGAACTCAGTATATTGCTGACTCTGTAATTCTGATTGTGCTCTTTTAAGTATAATATCGTGATATAGTTTAGATTTTCTTGTTGCCATTGATGGATCATTAATTCCTATAATATCAAACTTAGATTTTTGAAATGTACTATCGGCTGGCAGTTTACGTATAATTCTTGAGTCATGTTCAAATACCATTATCATTTCATCTAAGTTCTTACACTTATGCCACAAATACCAGTGACTTAAAAAACATGATATTCTTTTATTTTTATCCTGAGTTGGATATGCAGATTTTATAAGACCTGTTTTTAAATCAGTTTCAGTACCTTCCCAAGGATAGTTCCAATACAAACCATTGCCACCGCAATAGCCTTCTGCTTTTTCTGGTGGTATTGCTGGTTGAATTTGCAATTCATCTTCATAACCATACTTATCGTAACTCTCTTTGAGTTCTCGATAACCTGATTCAGAAATTTTATTGCCTTCAACAACTATGGCAAAAGACTTCATCATTAACCTCTTTGTAGTATTTGTCAACACCGTAGTGTCTCATTGTTTTATGATCACTAATATTATCTATTATAATATTAAATCGTGGTTTTTTCCATATGTCTATCATGACGTGATTAAGTTGCTTTTTATTATTTACATCACACCTTGACCAGTGTATTCTTTCTTCATCTAAGTAAGAAATATTTTTAGGATCTGTGTATACAAACCTGTCTATACAATATATTTGAGATCTAGTAAAGTATCTTTGCCAAACCTGTAAGCTTGGTTCTATACCAACTTGTAATATCATAAGTGGTTCAAACCTACGATCAAAGAATTCTTTCTCATAATATAAGTGGTACTTTAATCTCTTAGATTTATATCTTTCAAATAATACGTTAAGCATCACTATCGTGCGGTCTGTAAGCACCTATGATTTTTTTATCAACTAACTCTTTCCAGTTAAGTATCTTTTCTCTCTTAGGTCCTTGAGGAGTTATTTTAGTTCTTACGTGAATAAATCCTGCTTTTTCAGGATTAGGTAAGAAAGAACACTGACACCATTTACGATCTAAATACGGTTCTTTAAATTTCATACCTGACCGCATTGCCAAGACGTGCATAATACCTTCATCTTCATAGTTATAAGGTTTATTGAAATTTTGCATCCAACCTTCATTGCCGCCGAGTTGTTTACGTAGTGTTTGTCTTGTAAGTCTATCCATTTTGTAGATAGCACCACCCCAATATGGCGCGTCCATACTACCTAACATTGGGTACCATTGTATCAATCTTCTATGTAAATTCTGCTGGACATCTGCATATAGACCTATACCAGGTTGATCAAATATGTTTAATGTCATTGCCTCAGGCCTGAACATATCAATATCTAACATCAATACATTATCCCATTCATCAAACTCTTCGTGTATCATATGTACTTTTTGACAGGCATTTGTTAAATTTTCTCTAAATGGTTTACCTAACACTAATTTATAATCAGCATTTATCATATCAGCATAATCCATAATATTCCACATGGACTCATGATCTAGAGGTCTCATTTCACCATCAAAGTGTTGTAGTATAATATTACGCATTTTTCTTTAACACTGTATATCCAACATTGACTGTACCTCTTTCATGTACTTTCCATGCACGATTTTCATTACACCAGTTTTCTAAACATTGATGAAGTGATTGATTAACAAACGTATCATGTGCAATAATATACTTGTTAACTGAAACACCGTGTAGTTCTAATTCTTTTTTCATATGATCAGCTTTATGTAAAGAGTCTATTAACATCATATCAACAGGTGCACCTAAAGATGCTAGTGATGCAGTGTCCGCATCTTTTACAACTAACTCGATATTATGTTCTTTACAATATGGTTCTGCTAATTCTTGTAATTTCCACCTGTACTTATAGTGATTTATATCAAGTAGTTCTATATACTTTGGCTTTGTCAACATAGCGCATGCAGCGGTGCCACCTTGGTGTGTACCTAGTTCTTTATATGAATTACACTCTTTCATATATTTAGTAATAGCATCATGTTGATCACAGTATTCTTTACCGTGTGCCGCTTCTTGTTGAGTTCTTATCGACTTGTAAAATTCTTCTACGGTTTTTACATGATTTAAATCGGCTGTAAGCATATCAATTCTCCTGTATATTTTTAATAGATGACACTAAATTAGACTCTGCCTTTATTTCTTTTTCTGGATCGTTTGGCCACTCTTTCCAGACTGGCACCAGTTTTCTCCACTCTTCTGTTGGCGAGTTGGTTATTGCCCATAATGTTTCTCTTGGCCAGTCATCGGCAGTTCTAAACATAATATGAACTAATTTTGTATCTTCTGTACGTGTATCATTTATTGTAGCATTAGGATGAGACCTTAACTTATGCATATAAGAGTTCCAACCGTTATGTAACTTTTTAAATTCAAATCCATCCATGTGTATAAATGCTGAAAAGTAATCTTGAAATAAGTAATAAAATCTGGCTAAGCGTAGACTCTGTATAGAGTTAACATACTCTTGAAATGACGGCCATTGTGTTTTCATCTTCTTTAAACCTTCTTTAGATATAACTACTACACCTGTGTTATAAACCATAGGTCTATCTTTCTCATCATATGAATATTTAACATTCCATTTATCTTTAAGAAACCGAGCCCATCTCATATCATTTTCGTATGTTATATCAGAAACATTCATAGTGCTTCTAAAGAAAGGTTGATCTGGTTCAGTACATATACCTGCATCCTCACCATTGAGTTGATCAAATAGATTTTCATTTAAGTTCTCTACTGGAAAGACATCTATATCGATTAAAGCAACATTGTCATAATCATCAAAGTACGGATCAACTAATGGATTAGCCGGTTCATAATATATCGGTATTGAACAAACTTTACCAGCAATTGTTTTATTATGATCGAATCGGTATTCTGCTCCAATCTTTTCGGCATACTTTTTAATAAGTTCTGTACTGTAAACAACACCGGGTTTCAAATCACCTTTCCAATATTGATATATTATATTCTTCATTTATTTTTCTCCAGAAATTTATTAGCCACTGCTAATGCCGAGTTTATAGCCTGATGCATATCAACATAAACATACATTCCACATCTTCCTATAAACGTTACATTGTCTTTAATTAATTGTTTATATGAATTATATATGATCCTGTTACTACCATCAATATCTTTGACTGGATAGTATCTTTCGTGGTCGTTTGTTTTGTAGTCACATGGTTCTTCATATGTAATAGTTGTATACTGATCGTTGACACCGTGAACTGGAAAGTTTTTCCATTCTGTCATTCTAGTGTATGGTCCTTCATGTGTCATATTAACACAGGCCGTAGGAAGAACTTTTGGTGTTGGTAAAGTTGCATGATGAAATTTTATTGATCTATACGGCAACTCACCATATTTGTAATCAAAATACTCATCAATCGCCATTGAGTTAAAAGTATGATCGTAGTATGATTCCATGTGATGTTTAAATTTTACTTTTAAACACACATTTATACCTTTTAATATTTCTTCAAAGACTTTTGTATACCCTTCGTTGGGTAGTGCCTGATACGCATCATCTGGAAAGTAGTATTCATTATAATCATCTTTTATAGAGACTCGTTTAAGGACTGATGGATCGAGTTCTTCAATTGTTTTACCCCACATCTTATATGTATATGGACGAAAGAATGTGTCTATAATATTTTCTTCACCAACAGCATCTTTAGCTTCTTTATTAATTGGAAAAGAAACGTATTGACCATCACTTAATATTGCTTTTGCTTTATGTTTATATGGTGTCCATTCACCAAACTGCGTAATCCATTTGTATACTTTTTCATTATTAGTATGAAATATATGTGGACCATATTTGTGTATACGTATACCATATTCATTAGTGTAATCATAAGCATTACCGCCAATGTGATCTCTTTCATCAATGACTGTTACTTGATGACCAGCTTTATTTAATTCATGTGCTATCACAGCTCCGGAAAAACCGGCGCCTACTACTAATACTCTAGACACTTATATTTCCCATTTCGATCTTGGTGAATTTACTATATGATATAATTTATCTGTATGAAAATAATCTGCACCGCTAAGTTGTACGTGTACAAATTTAGTAAATGCATTCCTACTATCGTGTACTGGATCAATCATTCCAAGTGGTCCACGTGTATAATGTATATAGCTATTCCAACCATTTTGCATTTCAGTATATTCACTGTGTGTAACCATCATTGCATGAAAGTAATTTTGGTCTACTGTATAAAACCTACTGAGGCCAGTTTTCTGCATGTCGTTTATGTAATCTTGAAATGGTGTAAATTTTTCTCTTGCCAACTTCATGCCATTCTTAGTAAACATTACCATACCAGCATTGTACACTTTTAAATAACCATTTACATCTCTAGGCATAGTTGAACCATAGAGTTTTTTAACTTCAGAAGCCCATCTTTCATCATTCTTCATGTTGATGTTTCCAGGAACATTAGTGCTCGCTCTGTACTTACCTTGGAATGGTTCAGTACATATACCAAAATCTTTAACAGGTTCATTAAATATATTGTTTTTCAATTTATCAACCGGAAATATGTCAAGATCTACTACCAACACTTTATCGTAATCTAAGAAAGAATCATCTAATATTGGATTCAACCATTCAAAGTACATTCCGTCTTTACCTTTTACATGTTTACTTGCAATGTTTGGATTAAGATCTAGTCTATAATCAGCGCCAATCATATTTGCATAATAACGAAATAACTTTTCGCTATAAGTGCAACCTGGTCTTAAGTCTCCGTCCCATACTTGGTAAATCAAATTTTTCATTTTAACCTCTAATACTCTTTATCAATTCTACATCTTTAATATCTTTTGGTTCATTTCTTAATGACTTCATATTCTTTATTATATCTAAATGCACATACTTACATCCTTGGTAATATAAATGACACAGTGGATTATTAATAATGTCACCTAGAGTTTTGTTATATAATTTTTCTAAGTATTGATTATGAGAGTCAGCCGGTGGATTGTTATAATAAATTAAATCTAGATCTTTACAATCTCTTAAACCATACAATGATAGTACACTTGAACCAGTAATTATTGTATTATCATCTGGTGTATAAGAAGCAATAAGTTTTTTATGATTTGGAAATGAAATATTTTTTCTATTATTAAGAAAGTGTATGCTATTGTCATTGAATACGGTTTTAGATATTCTAATAGCGTCTTGGTGATAATCACTAATATGAACAGAATGATTGCCAACATTAAATAATTTTCTAATCTTTGCTTTCATTTCTTTTACAGTTTCAAGATTCTTTGCATCTACTAACATAAACGTTACTTTAGACTCTCTTCCAAAGCATTGATCACTTTTTCTTTTTATACCTTCTTCATTTGCCCAACCTTCAACAAAGTATATTTCTTTCATTAAACCAAGTTGTCCTGTAGAATTAAATTCTGCAGACGAGCTATAAAACACATTAGAATATTCATTAATTATTTTTTTAACTTCTGTAATACGCGTATGAGAAATAGGGAATAAACAAATAACATGTGAATTAGATTTAAGTTTTGCGTATTCTAATGCTGCTCTCTTTAAAATGTGTTGTGGTAATCCTTTCTCAATAAAAAATTCATAATCAGCCAAAATAGGATGATTTTCATCTGAATTTGCATTTCTAACATTAATAGGTCTTTGATGATATAATGCTGCAGCTAATCTATGAGCACCATTTATAATATGCTCTTCATCGTTTAATATAACTGGATCAGTGACATTATTATTAATTATAGATTTAAATGCAGTGTCGAATTCTTCAAATCCTTTTTTTCTTGGGTTTCCTTCATAAAAATTGTTCCAAACTTGAAGATGCCTTTTATATGCATCTTTATAAAAATAACTTGATAAGTTTGATGCATACATGTATTTAATAACAACGTCAAATCGTTTATGTGTTAATAAATCGTTTGGGTTTCTTACTTCCGTTTGCATATAAGCCACCACTTTGCACTGTCTTCATCTACTTCATGTTTACATTCATAACCACTTAACCTTCTTTTTTGAAGGTCTTTAATGTAGTCAACATTGTCGATACCGTCAAACTTTGCATTGTGTATTATAAGGATATAATCATACATAGGAAGGTATGGTTCTACTTCAGCTCTAACATCTAAAGAACACTCACTTAAACTGTATGCTGCAATGAATAATGATTTGTTTTTCTTCTTAACTTTATTTAATTCTTTATGAGTTATGTATTCAATACCTTCATAATTATCTACTGTATTTTCAATATAATGCTTTTGTATCTTATGCATTTCAGGTAAATCACAATTATAAAATAGAATTTGTTGGTTCCAAAGTTTCCATATTCGGCAAAAATTACCATAACCGCTTCCAAAGTCGGTAATAGAACCTACTTCTCCAATTCTCATGCCAAAGCTTTCTAAATAACGAGCATAATCTAAACATCTTAACGTTGACTGAGAGTACTCCTTTAATCTGTGTGGATTGCCGAAGTCAGGATCTTTAATTAAATCTAAACCTTTATCATCTTGGTGCTTTTCATATAATTTAGCAGTATATTGAGGATGCGTATAACCTATTGTTTTTTGAATAGTACCCTGCGATAAATTTAATTCACCTCTATCGTATTCTGTAGTAATCTCTTGTACACGCTTGTTCCAAAAACTCATAATGGTACCTCATAAAAAATATTATGTTTAAAATCAATCATGGTTCTATATGTTGGAACTTTGTCTATATCACAATACATTACTGGATTTTTTAATTTATCTCTATCAACTTTTTTAGTGACATTTAAGTTTGGCAGATCAGATGGAAATATCATCTTCTCTGTATCACCTTCCACCCAAAACGTGCATTCCTGGTGTTTGTACATAAGAGGCAGCCAGTAATGATGAAACATTTGCTGTCTTCCATCATAGTTGATTACTACTACCACGGTTTACTTGCCTCAACAACTGCACTGTGTAGTGCACGTATTTGTCCTGGCGTGTCTATATTTTTAAAATCGACTACTGTACTATCTTGATAATTCATAAGCTTAACGTTAGTGTAACCTAAATCCTTTAACATATTCATCATTTCAATCTTTGACCAGACGTATAGGTGTTGACCTTTTTGGTATAGTAAACCTAAAGCACACTGCTCTCGCTTTGACCTATGCGAATTACCGGGTGGTGAAAACTTTTCTTTTACAATATAAAAATTATAATAGTGTTCTACAAACATCTGTTGATCTGGTGTAAGTTCTTCTTCACTTACCAACAACTCTACAAACTCATATGGAGGCCATACTGTTCTTACTACGCCACCGGGTTTTAATATTCTCATTACATCTTTAAAGAAATTAATTCCTTGGTATTTGTATATATGTTCTATAAAGTGTTCTGAATATACACCAAAGAATTGATTATCGCTGTAAGGTAGTGGCAAATTAGTTGCATCACCTTGTGCTACACCTGAATGTGTTGCCAGATTCATAACTTCCCAAGTCAATCCTCTTGGATTTTCTGCTGCTATTTCTAAGAACTTTGCCATATACTTAACTCCGTATGTTCTAATCTTGGCATGTCAAATTTAGTTCTTGCCAAGAAGTGATTAATCTTTCCGTCAGGTTTATTAGCATACCACTGATAAGGCATTCTATTCCACTGCGTATCTAATTCAGTTACTTCAAATATTGGTTGTGATAGTTGTAGATTAATATACATCTGTTCTGTATATCTTGTATGTAGTACATAATGATCTACTGAAGTGAAATGTTCACGTGCTTTAAGCCTACCTTCTTTTGACCAAAGTTGTAGACCACCATTTAAATATCTAAATGATTCATCTGGATATATTGCACTCTTTGGAAACATCCAGTCCTCACCCCACAAATGTTTACCATAAGCTACAATGCCTCTTTGATATAAAGGTTTATACATCACATTGGCCAACCATCTTGCAGGTCCACCGGTATGTACATGCCGTTCATGCACCATAGCAACATCTTTGATAGGATACTCGAATATGTTTTCATCTACATCCGCATGTATCAACATGTCAAGATCTATAGACAATATGTGATCGTACTGATCATACTTCTTATCGAATATTAGTTTGATTGAATCGAGTCTTGGATCAAGCTCTTGAAAGAATCTTTCATGTGATAGTTCATACTCGGCACCACAGAAGTCTGCATATGCCTGAGCTGAACGTGATCCGGCGTTTGCCCATTCCGGCATTCTAACACCACCCATATCAGCGTCAAAAGATTCATAAGGTATATAATATTGAAATACTAAATTTTTCATAACAAAACTTTTTTATTTATTTTTTCTTGGCTAATGCCTCTTTGCCGTAAAATGCTGCTACGATAGCTGCTACTGATACAAAATAGACTGCGGCCATATCACCTAAGATCTTGGCAGCTTTATCTAATCCAAATAATGTAGCAATGATTACGAATGCAGGATATAATAGCATTCCACCTAAAGCAAACCATGCCATGTTTCTTTGTGCATCTTGCTTTTTATCTTCATTCTCTAACATAATCAATTTTTGCTCCATTTCAAATTCTTCATCAGTTACTATCCCATCACCGTCTTTATCAAAAGCTGCGTATTTGCTCCCCGGCTCCAATTGTTTTTGCGCATTCATTTGAAAACTCCTTTATTTCCTTCGCTATGTTAAGTGCATCATCAAAACCATTACGAAGAGAATTTGATCTATGACCATTTTCAATAAACCACTCTATACTATCTATATCAGATCCACGTTCTGCATTATAACCTTTAGTAATTTCTTCAAATTCAAATCTTTTATTTAGTATTTCTATCAAATTCATTAGTGTCCAAACATCCTTCTTGTTCTATATTCTTTTATTGTGTTATGTAATAAATCAGTCCAGTTGTCACGATGTTCAACAAAGACTAACGGCTTTTCATGGTCTACGTCCATGACGATCACTATGTTAGGTGCTACCATACCTGTGCGTTCTTCCCACATGATAGAGTATGCTGCACCTTGTGCAAAGTAATTAGTGATTTTTTCTTTTTTCTTAATGTAACGGGATGTTTTAAAATCTATGATAGATGGCACACCATTGTATTCTGCAATGCAATCACATCTACCTGCAACACCTAAGTGATGACTAAATAGAGGCACCTCGAGACCGAATATCTTTCCAATATTTGGATCAAGGACTGTTTTGAGATTTTCAAGGCTTTGCCTGATGTTTGGTAGGAATTCTGTTGTATCTTCATTTTTTAAATACTTCTCAACTATACTATGAACACGTGTACCACGATTAGAAGCTACACCACTTATGCGGTTTGCTTCTTCTTCACCTACACGTTCACGCCAAGCTTTAATAAAATGTTCATTTAGTATACTTAGAACTGTTGTGACACTAGGATAAGACTTACCATCAGGAGTACTATAAGTTCTTCCAGTTGTGGTAGTGTTTGCATCCAGGTCTTCATATCCGATATCAATTGTTTCATGCTTAAATATTTTTCTTTTCCTTTTCATCACTATTATACTGAAATATATCTTTAACCTGTTCAGTATTTAAACAAAATATTGCTTCAGGTGTATGCTTAAAGTTATATGCCGCACTTGCTGTTGCGTATATTCGTTGATGCATAGCAGATACATACTGTTTACAATTTTGAATGGTTTTAAAATTTGGTTGTTGAAATATATAAAGCGGCCGGTCAATTAGAGCACTGTTTGCCACGATAAAAGTTACTATTATGAAAAAGTTCATTTTATGCCTAACATTTCTTTAGTCATAATATAATCTCTGAGAAAATCAGATCTCACTATATCGTCCCAACCGAATGTTATAACACTGAAGTTCTTTAGCCGTTCGACTATTCTTAGGAACCTTTGAATACCATCGCGTTCATAACCATCTTTAAAATCAGATTGATAGTAATCGCCTGAAAAAATAACTCTACAATCTTGGCCAATACGTGTGATTACAGAGTCAAGCTCATGAAAATTCAAATTTTGCATTTCATCTATGATGACTATAGCATTGTTAATTTGAGTGCCACGAATGAATGATGTAGTTAAAAACTCCATCTGATGGTTATTTATAAGTTTATTATATACAGCAGAGTCATAGTCAAATAATTCTAAACAAATTTGTTTGTATGGTTCTTCAAAGGGTTCAGCTTTTTCTTGTAGACTACCGGGTAAGTAACCAACATCACGTGTTGGTACAATGGATCTTATCACTACAGTTTTATGATAAGGTGTAGCAGGTTCTAATGTAGATTGTAAAGCTAAATACATTGCAATAAAGGTTTTACCAGTTCCAGCAGAACCAGCAAGTACTAAGTTTTCATTATGTTGCCAAGACTCAAAAGCTTTTTCTTGATTCTTAGTTATAGGTTCTATATCAATTAGATCTTCAAACCTCACTATACTTTTGCTCATATTTTAATTGTATTACCTCTGCCCGATTTCTCTTTAATTCTTTTCAGATTGTCTTTCCAACCACTACTCGTCTTTGATAGTAAACTACCTTGACTACTGACGACGCCTGGAAATTTTAAAACTCTTTCAGCATTGTACTCTTTACATATAGCATCGAGTTCATCTGAAGGACAATTAACATCCCATTCAACGTATCTATTTTTAGCGTCAACCCATTTCTTTAGTGTGTATTTAGGCACCTTGGTATCCTTTCCACCAGTCTGGTGCAGGCCTGCCCCAATCCCATTTAGCAAATGATTTTGCCATGTGATAGTAATTACGGTATGCTGTAACAGCATCACCTTTAACTATACAATCAGGATAATGTGACATAGCTTGTGCAAACTCGGTTAATCCAGTGTTTGGTATATTTATCGGAGTTTTAGCGAGTGCTTCACCAAGAACTTCATAAGTTTTATGAACTTTGCCACGTCTGTATTCGAATTCTTTACACATACCGATGAAGTGTTCGTAATGCCATAGATAGTTTTCTTTAGATGCTAGCGTCCATGTAGTACAAGGATGGTACTTATGAACTGCTGCATAGAAAATGTCATCACGTTCATCACCAAAAGAGAAGTATGTTTGAATGGTCTTACCAGATTTAGACCTACGCTTTTCTGGTATGCCGTCCAGCAACCTGTGTGCAGTACTTAGCATTTGACCTGATTCCACAATCATTTTTGGAACATGTCTGTCACACAACATTTGTGCAGCCGTAATTGGATTTTTGTCAAGTATAAAAATATTCATATTGTCACCTTCAAATAATATAGATTATATCATAAATTTCACTGTTTGTAAAGGATTAATTTTTTCTTTAAGAAGAAAGTCTTACCTCCGGATTTATCAACTTGATTTGGGTTTCTAAGAAATTTCTTTTTTCTAAAATTATATTCATCTTGTTTAACTTACCTCGCTTTTTAAGTTTTAATGCATAAATTTGTAGTTCATTAGAGTCTTTACGTAAACGTTCAAGTTGTTGCAACATGTGTTACCTTTCGTTGATATTATAGCAAATTAGGGAATGCCTCCTTTACTACAGGTTCTGTGATACCTTTAAATTTTTCTTTGTTAATCATTGACAAAACAACTTTAGCATCTTCAGGATGTACGCCTTCCAATATACCAATAAAGATTTGTTCTCTTTTATATTTTGGCATCTTATCACCTTGACCGCCTTTTACAAAATATTTAAACTTTGTATTTTCTCTAAATAGATTTGCTGGGTGGTGATGAGCTGGAGAAGGAGTATATGGAGGTCTACCAATAGGAAGATTCCATTGCACCTTGTCATCCATCGTGCCGCGTATGACATCTTTTAAAGCCCATGATTCGTTTTCTTTTAAAATCTTGACTTTTTCTTCACGAGTCCGTTGTTTGCCAACTTCTTCTAATATTTCAAAAACATATTTAATCATTAAATAAACTCCTGTACACTTTCAATCAATTGATTACATCTCTTAGTAACTAAGTAATGAAATACTTTACTTTTGTTTTCTAGAGGATTTTGATCCTCATAGTTATTTATAATTTCTTGTTTGAGCTCGGGTGGTGTTTCGCTAAGAGCAATTAATTTTTCATTTCTGCAATAGTTACGATACCATGATGCAGCATAAAGTAATTCACCTTGTTCAAGATCTTCCATAATATCTTCTACTTTCTTTTGAGACATAGGTGTTTGCCTGAAACCTTCTACAAATGTATCGTCATTGGATAAAATGTTTGGTACACCATCGCCTTTATCACCACGTATAATATGATTAAGTAAGAAGTACCTAGCATTCTTTTCTACAATTTCTTTCTTAAGAATTGGAGAGAACTGTCTGACATTTGGAAACCTTTGTAGTTGTACAAAGTCTCTGTCAGAAGATACAATCATGATTTTTTCTGGATTGAATTCAACTTTTGATTTCTCAATGACTAATGTACCAATAACATCATCGGCTTCACAGCCATCTATCTTAATAACTTTATAAGGAAAGTTTTCTCCGATTTCTTCTCGTATAAGATTTAAAATACGAAATGCTTCATCCCAATCAAAAGATGAAGTACCTCTATCTTTTTTACGATTAGCTTTGTATTGTGGAAATGCTTTCCTACGCCAGTTGTTTGCAGCATCTACAGCAAGAACCATTTCACCGAATTCATCACGGTATCTTTTATGATACATTCTGAGAGAATTCAATATCATATGACGAATCATTTGTTCATCAAATGTTTTATTGATTATGATACTTGCTAGTGCAATACCACTGTAGTCAACTATAATCATTAGCCAATCCTTTTGTTATTATAATAATCGTATGTTCTTTTATAAACATATACGTCCCATAGTGTAGCATTCTTCATACCACCTTTAGGATCGCCAAAGTAATTAAAACCATTGGTTGGTTTTCTACCTTTCTTTTCAACTCTAAACTTAGTTTTATTAGAGTTGCATGCTTTTACAATAGACTTAACCATTTCGTATTCAGCCATATCTCTTGGATCTTTAGGATCAAATCTGCCAATCCATGATGTTGATCTTTCGTGCTTTCCAATGTGTATACCCATTATATAATCTCCTCAGATAGTTTTTGAACCATTGTGTACTTATTAGCGAGATCTTTTATGATCTTCATATTGTAATCTTCTCTTAAGGTTTCTCTTCTAATATGCTCTGGAAGAGTTCTTAGTAAAAGTTTAATTTTAATCGAAGGCTTTTCTGACCTAAGGATTAATTCTTTTAAGTTTTTAGTACTGATTGGTTTAGACATATAAAGTTTCTCCGCTTTGTTTATTTTATAGTACTATTATACTATAGTTTTCCACAAATGTAAAGGAAAAAATGCATTTAATTTAAAAAAAGTGATTAATATGTTAATTATATTTCTTCCATATAGAATGGAGTATATAAAACCATATACCGTTTATAGCCGGCTCTATCAATGCTACTGATCCTGCCTCCCATAAACTGGCATTTGTCATTAAAGTGACAACACCCATAGCAATAATGATATGGCCTATAGTATAAATTATTGCTAAAGTAACACTACTTCCTTTTATAACATTCTTTAAAAAGTTAAATGCGCCTTGTGTAAACTCAGTCATATTTTTCCTTCCATATTTTTTCAAATGGTTCTTCGGTGTACTCTAGTCTTTCGCTATTTCCCCAGATTCTTTTAGTGTATTGATGATACATTCTATCAATATCTTTCTGACTCCAAGCATCTGGTATCAATTGGCCTTTTATTGCATAATAAAGTCTATTAGCTTCTTTGTTTTTTTCTTTAGTCATACGCCATAACATCCAATCATAGTACCTTTCTGGCTCGTCGGTTACTATATAATCTCCTGTTCCAGTCATGTCTTGCGTATATCTATTTGTCATTTGTTAAATCACTCATTGGAAATATTTTTGATATTGCTTTAGCGCAAGCTATAGCAACTTCACTGCATTCTTTCTGTGTACCGTTTGAGGACCTCAATTCAATAAAATGAATCCAACTTCTTATAGAGCCATTCATATATAATCTAGATGTAGTTAATCCTTCTGGTAACACTGCTCTTGCAACTTCCTTTGCAATTCCTTTTTTAATGGCTGCATTGTAGACTTGCTTACACATCCAGATAACTCGTTGTTGTTCTCTTTCCCAATCGAGTTGGAAAGTTTCATCATCAACTTCGATACTACTTTGTCTATTCTTATCATCTTGCATTCGCGCTTCTCTGGTAACAAATTCTAACTCCTTTACTGGATTTGCATATCTTTGACTAAACTCTTGAAAACTAAAACTTCTATGTCTGAGTATTTGTCTTGCAATATCTCTTGTAGTATTGATCTCAATACAAGCACTTGCCATTTCAAATGGAGACCAATGCTGGTGTTTAATCAGATATTTTAAAAGTTTTTCATTTGTTGCTGTGCTTTCTTGACCAGATGGATTAGAAACTCTAGCACAATATGCTATAAGATCTTGTACATTCTCTAATCCAATAATATCTGTAGGTTGAGAGTAACTTATAAGTCTTGCTATCATAATTTGAAATCCTTAAATCTTTGACCAGTAGTAGTTTTATCAAAAACTGGTGTATCATCGGTTAATGTTTGTTCATTTTCTTCAACATCATATAATCTCATTTTAGATCTATCAACACCAATTACAAATCTTTTATGCATTGTTGGATCATTATATCTATTCTTTAATTGCTTTACCATGAACTGACCTTGTTGTTCGAGTTCTTCGGTGGATATTAATGCAAACATCAAGTCCGCTGTTGCGGGTAATCCAAAAGATTCACTTGTATCTTCCAACCCAACATCCGAGTTAGAATAACCAGAACGAGTCGTTTGCGTTGCAGAGAAGATCGGTACGTTAAACTCGACCGCAAGGCCACGTAATTCTTCAGCAATTGCTTTAATGTAAGTGTATGAATTGATCGATCCTCCCATTGCTTTCATTCTTGAACTTGAACATATATTTAAATAATCAATAAAGATAAGATCTGGTTCAAATTGTCTTTTTAATTTCAGTTCATTAAGTAATGCTCTGAAATGACCTGAATGCGCAGAACCAGTAGGATATTCTTTAATGATTAATTTACCAGTAGTTTTCTTTGCAATGTTATTTACCATCAATGAAAACCTGTCTTTTGATATCTTATCGAGTTGATCAATAGGTACATCAAGTAAGTTAGCATCTATTCTTTCAGCTATTCTTTCTTCAGCCATTTCCATAGTAATGTATAATACATTATGACCTTGTACTAAAGATGATGCAGCCACATGGCACATAAACAAAGATTTACCGACACCTGTGCCAGCCAGCGCAATATTTAATGTTTTACGTGGTACACCACCTTTTGTAATAGTATTAAAGTATTCTAAATCAAACGGCAACCTATCTTCTTCTGTATGATAAAATTTAAATCTATCTTCAGCATTTTCTACATAATCATGACCGACTTGCAAATCAAAGCCAACACCTAAAGCCTTAGTCAATAAATCTGGTAAAGCGCCTTTAGTTAATTGTTCGTGCTTTCCATCAATAATTGATATGGATTCCATTATTGCAAGATATATTGCTCTGTCTTGGCACCATTTTTCTGTAGTGTCCAACAACCATTTATCATCTACCTTTTCATTTGAAAACAGTTGTGGCACAATATCCATAGCCAAATTATATTGTTCATCATTTAATTTATCGGCACCATCGAGTTCAATTTTAAAAGCTTCAGTATTAGGTAACTTATTATACTTTGCAACAAATTTACCTGCTTCACGAAACAGTATTCGATATATGCCTTCAAAGTAATCTGGTTTGATGAATGGTAATACTTTACGCATGTAATCTTCATCAGTCAATAGATTACGTAATATAGTTTGTTCTAGATTAGTGGGCATATGCAACTTTCTTTAAATCTCGATCTATTTCTTTTTGTATATCTTCAACTCTACTTTCTAAGTAACTTATTGAAGTGTGTATATGACCAGTGTCATGTGGTTGTAGTTTGCTTTTAGCAGTTGCAATCTCATCCATAAGAAATACCAGTCTTTGACTACTTGACATCTTCATCTTTAACCTCTCTTGTTATTACATTACCATCTTCTATTCCTCTGGCCATTACTTGCTCTAGTAATATGCCAGCGAATTCTTGTAACTTTTTATTTTCTTTTGTTAACTCAGTGTCTGGTGTGTACACAATGTCAAAGTTAAAAGACATATACTTATCTTTTCCTTTGCCATTGAACTTTACTACACCAAACTTCAATACCGTTTCAGTAAACGTACCTGAAAGTATTCTCACATTCCAAGCTTGTTCATCGCCTTTATCTGGAATTATTTGATAGTGCTTATCTTCGGTCAACACCATTAATGTTGATCCATTTTATCTAAGTTGATAACATTATTTACAATCGAATACTTATTTGTTAAGTACTGTTTAAAATCAGTATCTTCCATAATAGGTTTCCAAAAGTCTGCACTTAATGTGTCTTTTTCTCGAACCTTTGGATCCACCAATTCTCCAGTAGTTTTATCAACCCTACAGTACCAACCAACACTGGGCTTAGAAACATAATTACCAGACAAAGCAGCGTCAAGCAAGCCACTCCAATGCTGGACACCACCG